TTCTCAATGACTGCGTGGAGTGCTAAGTTGGTCTGCAATAGCTCGTATAAGTTCGTCGTGTTCTCCTGGTTTAACATTTTTGTAGTTAACGTAATCTACAATGTTACCACCATTGGCCCTTAGTGTGAATGTAAACACCCCATTCTTGGTTGCTTTTATGTCCCTCTCAATATCTAAGTGAGGTAGTACGTTTGCCTTTCTGATAACAAATTTAGTAGTAGCCATCTTCAAATAAATCAGTATCGTCTGGCAAGTCACCAGCATCTTCTGTGGGTTTAAAGTCTGTTAGTCCATACCTGATAGCATCCATTGAGTTGCTCCACTCGTGTATAGCATCATCAGGATCATTTAAGATACGCCCATCCTTGTCTTCTTTAAACAAGTAGTTTCTGTAAGCCTTGATGGTCTTGAGACTTCTCTTGGTCAGACTAATACGTTGGTCTTGCACCCACTGAATACCTTGATATACCGACCCCTGCCCCTTTGTAGCTCCCAATATGTTAACCCCATAAGTCCTTATCTCGTCTATCGACTTGGGTTCTGCACTATCGGCTATTACTAGGGCCTTGTCCCTATTGCTGAATATGTCGGCTATAGACTTGTTTGATAGACCCTTCTGATAAGTAACCTCGTCAACTATAAAACCACCGTTGTATCTGTAAATTCCTATTATGACGGTAGGGTCATTAGTATACCCAAAGTCCATACCATAGCGTTCAAGCCGTGCTTCATGGGGTATGTCGTCTATGATCTGCCAGTCCTTATATATCTTTCCCTCTACTTCTCCAAGCTTACCCTCTCCGTATACTAGCCACCATTGCTTATTGTCCTTTCTCGTTTCTATAGAATCTACTACTGACTTGGGGCAACCCTCGTTGTCCTTGTAAGTTAGGGTGATAAAGTCAACATCATCTCTTTTAGGTAGTACGTCTGAGTAAAACCAGAACTCGTTGGTTGGGTTCCAATCTAACCATATCTCGTCCTCTGTCCTGACTTCTAACTGGTCAAATGTCTCTAGTGGGATATTGTTGGCCTCGTTTATAAATAATCGTTGTCTTCGTGGCCCTCTGACCTTGTGGGGCATGTCTAGTGAAAAGAACTCAATCTTGCTGCCAGACTCATAGGTATATGTGAAATCGCTCTTATTCCACCTAGCAGGATCAAAGTAGTCATGCTCTTCCATTATGTTTAGGAAGTCTCGTATGGCTCCTCTCTTCAAATGGGGCATTGATTCGCTAGTAATTGAGGTTAGGGTGGGTATCTTATCTTTTTGTGCCTTATCAATTAAGATTTGGATTATGCCTATTGTCTTACTAGCAGCAGTACCGCCACAGATAGCTCTAATCCTCTTTCTTAGTTTGTCTAGCTTTCTTAAGGCCGTTGTTATTATGTAAGCCATCTAATAGGGGTTTTGAGGTTCTAACTGTTGCGTCTAACTCTGTTTTATCTCTCCAAGCAAAGTTGTTTTTCAGGTTGAATATAGCACCTGTTGTTGCCCTTCCTTCCATCAATCTTCTCTCTACATCTGTCTCTACTTTTCTTCTTGCCTTTTTTATGGCGTCAACAAACTTATCTTTTCTTTTGTAGTTAAGTAATCCCTGTCTGCTTAAATCTAGTGCATAAGCCAATCCGCTCATTGTGTAAGGTTCAGGGGATATATAGGCAAATTGTGTATTAGTCTTGTTGTCATATCCTTTGACTAGCCTATTATCACAAAACTCAAAGTATTCGTCTATTGCCTTCTGTATCTTTTCTACTGTCTTGTATTTTAGTGGTGGACCACCCAAAGGTGTTGTCATTTCCCTATTCTACCACTTCATATAACATAGCAATAAAGTCTCTTGGTTCTATACCGTGTGTTGTTTGTAGATGAACCATATAATCTACATTTAAGAAATCACTCAACGGCCTGTCTTGATTGGGATGTTTGTGTAGTATTTGATACTTAGTCTTACACATCAGGCAACGTCTTCTCTCGTGGAGTAGTTGCCAAAGCTTTACGGCCTTGGTGTAGGACATGGTTGTATTACTAAGTCTGAATGGCTTTGAGGCCATGACTCATTACACTTAGGTATTGGTTTAGTGTATGACAACAACATTACCAACCGCAATGCCATTATAGTTACTGCCATAGCTATTATTACTGATAATACTACGTAATATGCTCTTTTCATTTCTTTCCTATTAAACTATTAACATAGTCTTCATCTATTTCCCACCTTTGCCATCCACCAAACTTCTTGCTTATAACCTTCTTGGCTGGTATTTCACCATTGTCACACCTTCTCATTATTGTTCTTGGTGTTTGGCGTATTAATTTAGCAAAGTCTTGTATCTTCATTTAAGCCCCTCTATTATTCCTTTTAAATAACCTTTGTTAATACGTACTGGTTCTCTTCTTCTCTTTTGTAAGTCGTCATACCATTCCTTTCCCATGGCTTCTCTAATATCATTGTCTATTGATGGGTCTCCTTGAGTATGGTGTTTAAAGTGTTCGCTGTTAGTTAGGGGTACTCCGTTGTCCCAGTCGTATCGTAAGTTGTTTGACAAGCTCTTGGGGACGAAATGATGTATTACTTGGGTTGGTAGTCCACTTACTATGGAATAGGGATTCTCTCTTATAAGTTTAAGTTGGTATAGCCTGTCTGCCTTGGCTCTCAAATATTTTATACTAGGTGTTTTCATTTCTTTCCTCTCATATACGATAGCAACTCTATTGGGTCTATATAAATCTTTCCTCTAGGTGCAAACTGGTGGGCCTTTAAGAGTCCTTTACGTATCCAATACCTTAGTGTGGTAATTGGTATGTCCCACCTATCGTGTATTTGTCTAAGTGTCATTTCTTTTGCACCGACTATTAAGTCTTTTGGAATTTTAGGTAATTCAAACAGCTTACATTTTTTATTACTACAAGAGAGTAATATCACCATTTCATTATCTTTAAACGCGTACTCTGGCAATATCTTTCTTTTACACTTCTTACAATAGAATTGTCTCATGGATTATACTATAACTTTTATTGCTTATTATCAAATATATCTTTAGCATCCTTATCAGTAGCTTCTTTTAAGAAGGGTTTAACCATTTCTAACCACTTGTGTAGCCATATAGTGTCCATTGGTACCCATTTACTAGGTTTCCTAGTGTAGAAGTAGTTGTATCCTTTAGTTATTCTATTCATATTTCTTCTTATAAAAATCAATAGCCATTTTTACGGTTTTGTTCGGAAATGCTTTTCTCCACCTTCCGTCAATTCTAACTTCAGTAACGATACATTTGCTACAATCTATATCTTTGTTTGTGTCACCAACATCATGTGAAGCTATTAGTGCTATTGCGTATCTCCCTTCAGATACATTAATCAAGTTATCAACTATTCTTTCAATAGCTAGTCGTTGCCCAGTTGGCAAGGGGGTATCTAAGTATTTAATTTCTATTATTACAAAAAACTTATTGTTAAAGTCTATTAGCCCGTCTATATCTGTAGGAGTGATACCCCTCTCATATTTCAAAACCCTAAAGTCTATTATTTGTCTAGCTCTGGCCCTGTTGACAATTTGGCCTCTTTCCATAGAACCTTTCCAAACTTTTTAAATGTTGTCTCAAATAATTCAGCATTTTTACCAAAATAAACAACCACTTGTCCTTGTAATGGTGTTCCCCCAAGGTTCCCTTCTTTGTCCACAAAACGAATCCTTCCTTTAGGAAAACAAACAGAAGAACAATCCTCCAATAGTCGTTGTCCCCATGCAGTTTCGGTGGCATTGTTTACAAGAACACAAGCTTGTTTTACCCTACCAGAGCGGTACTCGCTTACCAACTTAGCACAGAAGTTATCTATTAATGGTTGTGAATATGGTGGATTCATCCATACGTTACCAAACCATTCTTGTTTCAACCCATCATCTTTTACAGTAAAAAACTTTTCGGCCTTCACCAGTTCGTTTGCAATTTCAGACGATGCCGGATCTAAATCAATCTTCCCCATAACCAATCTGGCCGCTTCTATGTATTGGGGTGGGGTGTACCATTCAAATTCACCCGTATTTTGGCCTACATGAGCGCCGACAAGTGAAGATAAGAGAGCTTTTGTTGTTGGCTCCCCAAAAATTCCAATTATATTTGATATTGCTTTGTTAAACTTATCTTCATTAGCTTTGGTTAATTGTTGGTAGCGATGTGACTGAGTAGCAGATATTCCAAGCTCATCTAATCCAATTATTTCACCATGCAATAATTGAGGATTACCTGCCCTTACCTTTGCTTTCAGCATTTCACCCATTCTTCTCTCAGCCCTTACCTTTGCCTCCCACCCAAGTTTCATTTGCTCCTCTCCGAAACCAGAAGTGCGATAGTGTGCCTTCCATGCCTCTTCAAAACCTTTCGCCAAATTTCTTAAACCTAATGCCTCTTTTAAGTCGTCCACTTCCGCAAGTGTTTTTTGTATATTAAGAAGGGCTACTTGCAAATTGTCTACCTTTACTAAATCATTCATTTCTTTGTTACCTTATATCCACTTTTTTCTAAATGTTTGATAGATATTGCTATTTCTTTTTCGTCTAAATCACTTATCTTTTTAAATGTTTCTACTAAAAGCTCATCACGCTCCGCTTGCGTCATTTTTTTTAATCTTTTACTGAATTTTTTAACATTGTCTCTAAACATATTGCCTTTATAATTAATAACACTCTTAGCATAGCTAGAAAAAGGGTATCCCCCCTAATAAGGTTAAATAAGATATTGTTCGGTTGTCTCTCCGTACCCTAT